ATTTGGCAGATGTATCAGGACCATTCAAGGCGATTTTTTGATATAATTTGTTAAAGTCAACACTCCAACTATCGTTAAGTGTAGACGTCTGGACAACACCTGGTTGAATAATCCCACGAGGTCCTTTCTTACAACCAAACGTCGCTCCACTAGGCGGTTCGTCGGTATAATAGTCCGAATCAATACCTTGATCGTTAAACTGGCGTGCTGGAAACAATCCAATGATTGCTTTTAAGTTGTCTCCGACAAATGCTGCGTTCAACGGCTTATCACCAACGGCGGCGGTGGCGCCTACTTGCTTAAGCTGAATTACAGTGCCATTGCCTTTTCCAGAATATACATTGACATACAACGGGACGTTATCAACACGAGTTATTTCATCATCAGTTGGTTCACCAACACTACGATTCTGCATCTTAAACTCGGACTTGCAATAGTAATGCATCTTGGCTCCGTGAAAGAACAATGTTGCTGGACCATTAGGTATGTTGTAGGTGCCACCGGTCAAGATAGCGATAGGTTGAATAGACAACGAGCGAAATTGAACTTGTGTAATTATAGTGTTGTCATTCCACGGGCGCGCAGCAGCAGCGAAAAATTCGGCAATACTTTTAACGTTCAGTCCCAATCCGTTACCAAGTCGTTCGCGGTATTCTACAGTTGTAGCTTCAGGAGTAAGCGTGTACTGAAGAACAATAGTAGCGGAGCCGGATAATTGAATTTGTTCATCATACGCAGCAATATGATCACCGGCTTTTTCAAACAATGCTTTCAACACAGCAGCCCAAAAATATTCACGTAGTTTCTTCAAAGCAACAGTAGTATGGCCGAGATACATAGAGGCCCTATCAGACGAAGCAATGCCACCAGTCTCATCAGTAAATTGAAGACCCATCTTCATGTTCATCAGGTAGTTCGACTTTGGTTTCTTGCCAGTTTTACGACGCTTATTCGTCTTGCGACCTTTGCGCTTCGTCATCTTCATTTTTGGCTTGCGAGCTCGACGGACAGTAGGTTTGACGCTGCGTTTAGTGCCTCGACGAGCAGTGCGACGTCGGGCGACCTTAGCTGTAGATGGCATATTACGGTTTGCAGCAGGTGAATTAATAACTTATTTTCTTCAGAAGAGAACATAACAAACAAACTTACCTGACATATCCATATTATCACCAGCAACATTGTCCCAAATTCGTTCTAAATTTGCGGTAAACGGAGAAGGAGACCGTAGTCCCATCCGTGCCACACCTTGGGTAAGTACCGCAAGGCCAGCAATATTGCGCTTCATATTTATATAGAAGCTATCCTTCTTGTGGTATCCGATATTCTCTTTAGCGAATTGGAAATCAGCAGTGCGTAAGTTCTTATTAGCAGCGTAAGCACGGTCGTGTGTTTGACAGATAGCATCAAACGCATCAGTTGGTTGAGCACCGTTCATAACAGAATTTTGGTACTGGCCACCAGACCAGCCAGGGCCGCACCAGTTGCCATGGTAAGCGAGGGCAAACTGGTCATACTTGCGTTTGCCAGAGGGGGGCATTTTTTTTAATGAGTGCAAGCGTAAAATGTAACAGCAGGGGTTTTGTTACCCCTTGTTACGTGTTACGCCGATCCGTAAGTAATACTAGGCGTAACAAGCCCCTGAATAACAGGGTTAGGTGTTCCCCCTTGGGTGCTTACGGATCGGATTGGCAAACAACAACATATACCGACTTGAAGTGTTGTTTACAATACAGAATACACGCCGACATCATTAAACATAATTAGATTCATTTTTTCTTGCATAGAACTCTTGACACGGGTCTGTGGCGCGTTAGACAACATGCTAAATCAAAGATGAAAATAAATTATATTAAAAAAATTTATAAAAGCCCCCCCGCCCCTAACAACATGCTTCTATAAATTTATTTAATATAATTGATTTTCATCTTTGATTTAGCATGTTGTCTAACGCGCCACAGCCCCGTATCCAGAGTTCGATTCCAGAAAAAACGAAACTGATTTTGTCCAACGAGTTTGGCGTGTATCCGGTATGGTACACACCACTGGAGTTCGGGTATATGTGGTCGTTCGCGGAGACGGTTCCAGAAGCCGAGAAGGACGTGATCGCCAACGAAGTAGTCGCGGACATCGATGCAATGCGCAAGGTTACATATAACGAATGGTTCTTTCATCGAAGTCCGAAGAGCATGGTTACCAGCCAATAAATAACAATAACATTTTTGGATTTTTAGTATTTTTAGGGGAGTTTTTTATTAATTATCAAGTGGGTTTCCATTAAAGTGAGTTATTGTCAGACGTCTTAGTAGAGCGTCGATAGTTTCATGGTCTATCTCAGTGTACCAGAGGCGTGGGTCCAAGTTGCTGGTGATCCAGATGTCGGTTGCTGAGAGGACGGTAGCGCCGTGTTTTGCCTCGATAATAACGGGGTATCGGTCGAACCATCGGAGGATGTGTCCAATATCGATACCTCCTCTAAACTCGTCAATAACGACCTTCTTGTGGGCGCGATACCCGTCCCAATATTTCGTTCGCGGATCCTTTGGATAAGCGTCGAGACCGGCCTCCTCCCATGCTCTTCGGGACTTTCCTGTTCCAGTGCGTCCCCAATAAACATTAATTCGTCGTTCAAGCGCAACCGGGACGAGATGGTCCTTAGCGATTGATTTAAGTTGAGAGTAGCATCGGACGTATATGTCTGAGGGAATGTCGGTGAAATCACCGGATTGGGCAGAAACTCGAACGGCGTCCCAATCGGTCGCCTTGTTACGCTGGATTGGTCGCTGTCCCAACTCGAATCTAGTACCCGCGACGGCCGTATCCTCCTTGTGAACGTAGGCGTCGGCGGCGGCGCTGCGGGATAGTTCGGCGTGTGCCAAATCTCCGAATATTTTCTTGACGGCGGAGAGACGGACATTCTTTGCGAACACAGACACCATTTGCCAGTGGAGGTAACCCGTGGTCGGAGCTTTCTCAAGCTGACCTTTGACGTAAACGACGGTTGACGGCAGTACAGGCACATAGCCATGGTGAGGTATTGTTAATATCCAGTAACGTCCAACAGACATGAAACATAACAGGGTCAGGGGTATTTATTGGCGAATATTCTTCCATAGTCTTCCATTAGCTTCTACGGGGGAACAACAAGCGGGCCGGCCATAGCAAAGTTATAAGACTGAGCAGTAATACGGTTAGTTCCATTTGTGAATCGAATGGAACTGTACAGATTGTGTTCAAACGCAATCCGCATATCTTGACGCTGACCACTAGAAATCGCTAAAGTTTCGATCATTTTGTCAAAGCCAAAGAATCGAAATTTGCCATAAGGAATCTTCCATTTGGCAGATGTATCAGGACCATTCAAGGCGATTTTTTGATATAATTTGTTAAAGTCAACACTCCAACTATCGTTAAGTGTAGACGTCTGGACAACACCTGGTTGAATAATCCCACGAGG